TAAGGCAAGTGGTTACACGCCCGAACAAATCAATTCGCAATCCCGCAAAATGAAAATTAGAATATGGAGACAAATTGGGATGTATATCTGCGTACAAAAAAAATTTACTACTTTGTCGAATATTGGCAAATACTTTGGTTTTAGAGACCACAGTACCGCAATATCTGCAAACGCCCGTATTCAAGACTTATTAGACTGCAACGATTCACTTGTAGTTGAGCGAATGAAGATGTTAAATACCCTTACTCACTTTGCCCCATCTAAACGAAAGCCGTATGGTAAAGCCTAAAAAATGCAAGTGGTGTAAAAATGAATTTACTCCTCAAAATAGCTTAGCGCAGGTTTGTAGTTACGAGTGTTCAATAGCTTTGGCAAGGTCAAACGGGTTGAAAAAAATGGAATCTGAAAAAGAAACCTTACGAGCAACCAAAGACAAAAAGAAGCAAGAAAGTTTAGTATCTGCCCTTCAAGTTGTGATTAACCACATAGCTAAAGAAATTGACAAGGGATGTACTTGTATAAGTTGCGGTTGCGAAATGCGAACTAAGGCTAAATCTGCTAATGATTCTAAGGGGATAAATGGAGGTCACTACTTTGGGGTTGGACGTAACAACTCGATAAGATACAACCTTTTTAATATTTTCGCTCAATGTATTAACTGCAATAAGGATAAAGACGGCAACGGCTCAAACTATGCAAAAAACATTAGGGTATTGTTTGGGGATGAGTTTTTACTTTACCTACTTGATTTGCCCGCAATGTACCCAAGTAATAAGATGCTAAAGTTTGAACTGCAAGAAGCTATTACAAGGGCTAAACATATCTTAAAGGGTGTAATAGAAATGAACGAAGTAGATACTTTACCACGCACACCTGAACGAAGATGGGAATTAAGGAATCAATTTAACAAACACATTGGTATTTATGACTGAGCGAGAAATATCACAAAATCTACTAATGGCTTACATAAACATTGAAGCAGCAAAAAAAAGCATACTTGTGTTATGGGAGTTTAGAGATAAAATTCACAACAAAGATTTCATTGAAACAATTAAACAAGTTAAACCTAAACTAAACTATTTCACTAAACAAATTGAATCAACTCTACTCGCTGACCCACGTTTTAAGACTGAACATTGGGAGCAGATTGAGGAGAAATGTTACGAGTGTTTAGAGATGGTAGATGAGGAAATAAAAAAATTATGACAGAACAAACCTATGAGGACTTTTTAAAGTCGAAAATTAAAACAATCCAGGAAAGCGGATTTGATATATCAGATGAACAACTAAACCCTAACTTATTTGACTTCCAAAAGTACATAGTTAAACGTGCTTTAAAAGCAGGTAGGTTCGCAATATTTGCCGATTGTGGTTTAGGTAAAACCTTTATGCAACTTGAATGGGCAAGGTTGGTAAGTGAACATACAAAACAACCCGTATTAATTCTTTGCCCTCTCGCAGTAGCAGGTCAAACGATTAAAGAAGGTGAACGGTTCGGAATACAAGTAGAAAGGCTTAAGTCTGATGTATTTGGTAAGGGAGTTTATATTTCAAACTATGAGCAACTTGATAACATTGATTGTTCGGTATTTAGTGGGATTGTGTTAGATGAAAGCAGTATTTTAAAGAACTTTACAGGAGTTTATAAAAACTTAATCATTGACCGATTTAAAACAACCCACTATAAATTAGCATGTACCGCAACTCCGTCGCCTAATGACCTAAACGAAATAGGAAACCATAGCGAGTTTTTAAACATATTAGATGCTCAGGATATGCGCTCTCGTTGGTTTGTACGTGATGAAGGTATGAATAATTACCGCTTAAAGGGTCACGCTAAAAAAGATTTCTATGGATGGATTTCAAGTTGGGGTATTATGCTTTGTAACCCTGCCGACTTAGGTTTTAATGGCTCTAAGTATAATTTACCAAGTTTAAATTATATTGAAAAAGAAATTAAAACTAATACCCGAGATTCATTTAAAATGTTTAATGATGTTAGTGTAAACGCTACTAACTTTAACGCCGAATTAAGGTTGACTAAAGTTGAAAGATTAAGCGAGGTTGTAGATATTGTAAACAACTCAAAAGAAAACTTCATTATTTGGGTAAAACAAAACGAGGAAGCGGATTATCTTTTAAAACTTATACCCGATGCAAAAGAGGTTAGGGGTAGCGATGCACCCGATAAAAAAGAGAAACTACTATTAGGGTTTGGAAATAATGAATTTAGAGTATTGATTACTAAAGCCAAAATAGCACAATTCGGATTAAACTATCAAAACTGCCACAATCAGATCTTCGCATCATTAGATTTTAGTTTTGAGGGATTATACCAAGCCATTAGGAGGTCGTATAGATTTGGGCAGGAAAACAATGTAAATATTTATTTAATAACAACAGACACAATGAAAAACGTAATCAACACAATAAAAGTAAAAGAAGCGCAATTTTTAGAAATGCAGGCCGAAATGAATAAAAATATTAATGGTGAAAAATACGGCCTACTAAACAATTACGAATACAAGGAATTTAAAAATAATTCAGTATTTTTAATGAAGGGAGATACGAATATTGAAATTAAACGCATCCCCGATAATTCAATTGATTTAATTATTTTTTCACCTCCATTCAGCTCTCTCTTTACTTACTCAAACTATATTCATGATATGGGTAATAACGAAAGCCACGCCGACTTTTTCAAACAATATACCTACCTTTTAAAAGAGTTGTATAGGATTTTAAAGCCAGGTAGAATAATGGCATGCCATACTAAAGACTTAGGGGTTTATAAGAATTCAAGTGGCTATACAGGCATGTACGATTTTACAGGCGAACATAACGAATCAGTTTTAAACATGATTCCAAATGAATGGGCAAATGACACGACAAGGACAAATCATAAAGCCACCGAGCAGGCAGGATTTAAATTTCATTCTAAAATTACTATTTGGTGCGACCCTGTACTTGAAATGCAACGTACTAAAACGCAAAGATTACTTTATAAAACTGTTACAAGCGATTCAACTAAAACGGGAATTGGAATGGCTGAATACGTTACTATCTTTAAGAAGTGGGACGGCTCAAACGAGGAAGATTGGGAACCTGTTAAGAATCTAACTAAAAAGAATTTTCCTTTAGATACATGGCAAAATTGGGCAAGTCCTGTTTGGATGGATATAAAACGTACCGATGTTTTAAACGGGCCTGAAGGAACTGCAATGGGAGATGAAAAACATATTGCACCCCTACAATTAGAGGTAATACATAGAATTGTAAACCTTTGGAGTAATGAAGGCGAAACTGTATTTACACCATTTTTAGGAATTGGAAGTGAGGCTTATGTATCTGTAAAAAATAATCGTAAGGCTATTGGATGTGAGTTAAAAGATTCTTATTTTGAAGTTGCCGTTAAAAATTGTAATAAAGCCGAACAATTAAAGGCGCAAGTTAGTTTATTTAATTAATCTAATCTTTGTGCAAAACTTGTAAAAGACTATTTGTTATTGTGAGGTAAATTTGTATTCGATATAATTGTAGTGGGTTATATCGTCTTATTGAAAGCATTAAAGAATTGCCCGAAGCACCACTACGCCGAGGGCAATTTCATTTTATGGCAACAGGTTACGAGTTAAGTAGAAATTGGTTTGATTGGTGTTTTGAGAATCCAGAGAAGATAAGCCCAAACCACACCGCATTGTATTTTTTCATTTGCGAACATTCAAATAGGATGGGCGGTAAAACTAAATTTGGTTTGCCTACCACAATGGCGAAAGATGCTATTGGTATACGTTCATACAATACATACATTAAAACCCTAAACGATTTAGTTGATTTTGGTTTTATAGTTTTGGTTGAAAGAAGTAAAAATCAATACTCAAGTAACATAATTGCCCTATCAAATTTTAATAAAGCACATAACAAAGCACTTGATAAAGCATTAATAAAGCACACGACAAAGCAACTTGAAAGCACACAACAAAGCATTGATAGTATATATAAACAATTAACAATAAACAAAGAACAAGAAAGAGATATACCATTTTCTACTTTAGAAACGATTGAAAAAATATTCTTAGAAAAAACAAAAGACATTTGGAGTGAATCGGTAGCTAAAAAAGAAGCAGATAAGTTTTATAATTTTTACGCATCAAAAGGTTGGAAGGTAGGTAAAGAAAAAATGAAGTCTTTACCTCATGCAATCGGTGGGTGGATAAGTAGAAACGATAAGCCCGATTTTTCACCTAAACATAGTACCAACGAAATTAAATTCCCACGCTAATGACATACGAAGATTACGGAATAGAATTAAAGTCGAATAAGACAAGCGGGGAAGTAGTTACAACTTGTCCGCAATGTTCACATTCTCGCAAAAAGAAAAAGGACAAATGTTTATCGGTTAACCTTGACAAAAAGGTTTGGCATTGCCACCACTGCGGATGGGATGGAGCGATTAAAGAAGAAGTAAAGAAAGAATACTTCAAACCGATATTTACCAATAGAACCAACTTAGGCGAAAGAGAGTTAGCATGGTTTAAAAAAAGGGGTATAAGTAGCGCAACACTAAACCACTTCAAAATTACTTGCCAGGTTGAATGGATGCCACAAAAAAACGCAAACGTAAATACAATCGGGTTTAATTACTTTAGAGATGAAGAATTAATCAATACTAAATTTAGGGATGCAGAAAAGAATTTCAAACTTGTAAAAGATGCAGAATTGATTTTCTTTAATTTAAACGCTTTAAAAAATCAAAGTGAGGTATACATATGCGAAGGTGAGATAGACTGCCTTACATTGCATCAAAGTGGGCTAATTAACGTAATATCTGTTCCTAATGGTGCGCAACTTGGAAACAATAATCTGATTTACTTAGAAAATTGTCTAAAAGAAGTAGAACATATTACTAAATTCCACTTATGCACAGACAATGACCAAGCAGGTAGGAAGCTAAGACACGACCTTGCAGAAAGATTTGGTTTCGAGAATTGCGATTATATCGTTTTCGGCGATTGTAAAGATGCTAACGAGTGCCTACAAAAATACGGGGCTGAAAAAGTGATGGAATACGCACTTAGACCGATTCAATTCCCACTTGAAGGTAGTTTTACGATTAGCGACTTATCGGATGAGATAGACGATTTCTATGTTAACGGACTGCCTAAAGGGGCTAAAACGGGGATTCCTGACATAGATGAGTTACTTTCTTTTCATGAAGGATATATCAGCGTTTTAACGGGTATTCCCTCGCATGGAAAGACTACTTTATTAGACTTTCTATTAGTCCGATTACTTGTTAATGAAGGTTGGGCGGGTGCTTTTTACTCACCCGAAAACAAACCTACTAAACTTCACTTTAGTAAAATTGCTCAATTGCTTACGGGTAAGAGTTGGGATGGCTATAACCGATTGACAAAAGCCGAATTAGAAATGGTAAAAGAGTTTTTAGACGAGATATTTTGGTTTATCAAACCTGAAAAAGATTATACCATAGATTCTATTCTGTCAAGTGTTTTACAACTTAAGCGCAGGAAGGGGATTAAATTCTTTGTAATTGATGCTTGGAATAAGTTAGAACATTTAGAGGATTCCACTACTTATATTGGTAGGGTATTGGATAAAATAGCGGTATTTTGCGAAACAAACCACGTTCATTGCTTTTTGGTTGCTCATCCTACTAAGATGAAAAAGCAGCAAGACGGGCTAACTTATGAGATTCCGACACTATACGATATTTCAGGTAGTGCCAACTTTTATAACAAGGCAGATACTGGACTTTCTATTTACCGAGATTTTGAAAAGAACAAAACATACTTAATTGTCCAAAAGATTAAGTTTGAACATTGGGGTAAGACGGGTAAGATTGAGTTAAACTACGACCCGATAAGTAGAAGATATTATTTAGGCGAATTAGATAGGATGCCATACATTAAAGAAACTTTAGACGGCATTAAACTAAACCTTTACCGAAATGAAGATGAATTTATACCTGCTAAACTCCCATTCTAATGATAACAACTATACCAACTACTTATAAAGATATTAAATTCCGCAGCCGATTAGAAGCGAGATGGGCGGTTTTCTTTGATACTTTAGGCATAAAATACCGATACGAGTTTGAAGGATTTAAATTGAATGATGGTGAATATTACCTACCTGATTTTTATCTACCTCAATACGCTATTTATTGCGAAGTAAAACCGACTTGGGAAGAAGTAGCCAAAAACGAAGCTACGTTTAAAAAGTTTGGATTAACTAAACAATGGCTACTTTTACTTGTCGATACGCCTAATATGAATACTGCACGACTTTACTCTTATGGAGATTATACTAATGTAGTGCCTTTTGTTAATCTACTGATTTCAAAATATGGCAACTTTTGGGGCAGTAGTTACCAGGATGGAAGCGATAAGGATAAGTTTAGGGATTACAACCTTTTTAAATTAGCTTGTGAAACGGCTGAAAAATATATTTTCTATTAAATCTCACCTCCGAGATTGAGCAACTTAATAAAGAAATTGATGTATTGAAAGGAATAAACGAATTTTAACAACCTAAAAACCAAACAGATATAAATTTATTTTAATAAATTAATTTATTTATTTGGTAGTCTCATTTATCGGGTTTAGATTTGTGCTATCAAATTGAAAGAATATGGAATTAACTAACGACATAAGGGAAAGCATCTTGAATAAGATTGAATCCCTTACAGACCAAAAAAACACCCTTAAATAGT